CGAGCTACGCAAGAAAGCAAGATTAAAATACTTCTTGACAACAGTAATAAAGCGTAGTATAATATCTATATAACTTTATAAAAAGGAGATTTGGTGAGCTGTCCAAACGCAGTCTAACAAATGAGCAATGCCATCTTGTTAGAAGCAAAGATACAGCGAGGTGGTTGGTGGGATTTACGCTGTTCTTTTTATGCTTTTGCTAGTTTTCATTTTTGGAACGAGACGAAAAATGGTAAAACTAGCCCTAACAATCTTAGGCGAGAGAGTTAGAAGCCTGTTGCACACGCTGTGCCAGTGCTGTAGTAAGCCCTCAGAAGTGGGCAGGTCTATAACCAATTACTAACTCTCGCCCCTTACAATGCTACTGAACAATGATTCGTAGGCAGTCAAACATTGGCACTCGCTGTCAAACATTGTCCAACCCTACGGCACGGCAGAAGCCCAGTAGCAATACTACCGAAAGACAGGTTTGGCGGGCAAGTCCCCCTTCCTTGAAAGAGGTGTCGCGTTCCACGCGGAATCCTCCCTTAGTAAGTAGTAAAACGAAGCGTCAGGAGTATGGAATTTACTAGAGTGCTAATCCGATGAGGCAATGGCACTACTGTTCGCTGAAGCGTCGGGAGTGAGAACTACCACAATGTCCACCTGTGAACACAGTAGGATGAACGGCTCACTAGCCCGTAAGACCATACCCTCGCAAGAGTGGATTCAGGCAGGGACTGTTCGCAATCTTCCAGTGGAAGCTTTGCTTATAAGCTGGGAGCGATTTGTTTGGCTCCGTTTCTGGGCGTTACGACCTTCGGGTTTAAAAATGGAGTGGGTGATTGAAAGCGTAGGTAGTAACCCTTAATTATCTCGCAAGTTGATAGTAAGCTACGAAACTATCCGTTTTGAGAGGTCTAAGCGTGAAAACTTCTCGTATATGGTGGCAGTCAGCATTGCTGGCCAGGCTTGAGAGTTGCAACTCTATGTAGCCTATGAGTGGCGAGGGCAGGATAAAAAACCATTAGTGGTGGAGTCACCTGCCTCCCCTTGAAACCATAATAAACCTCACGAACTGAAAAGCGAAGTAAACTGCGACAGGCTCAAACCTGCACAATGTTCGGCACTGGAATCAGCTATCGCACTCCGATTGCAGTTGAAAAGTGAAGTAGGAAATCGACTTGGCTAGATAAGTCGTCAGAGTGGCAGAACGCTGTAAAGGTTGCTCGGCTGAATTCCCATGGGCAGTAGGCCGTCTACTTTCGAGTAGTATGAACTAGGCACTCATTCGAGTGCCTTTTCTATTTCTAAGATCGACAAAAATAGTTCTTGACTGACATCAAAATTCGAAGTATAATATATGTATGAAAAATAAAGATATAAACCAAATGGATTTGCATGAAGCTATCTCTTACTTAGAGAAACAGCACAACTGTGTAATCTATGGCGTACTTGAAATGCAAGGCTTAGAAGAAGATTTATCACACCACGATTTAGGAGTGCGAAGTCTAAGTAAAGTTTCTAGGCAAGAATGGAAAGACGCTATGGAGTATGCTTTTGACTCAAATGAGAGTGCGCTTTCTAATGAGTATGGCGAGTTAGTAGACTTAGTCGCTGACTATCTAATAGAGAATCACATAGCGAATCCACTTAACACATTAGGAGGATATAGCAGTGGCAAATCGACATCTTAAAACATACGGGCCTGGCTTTACTTGGAATGGTAAAACTATTGTAGACCTGTATTACGCTGACGGAAGTAGACCTACTACCTCAGCAGGATTTAATGAAGAAGGTCAGCCAGTAGGTATTCCCTACGGCAAGAACGAGAGATTGCGTATTCTTTGGTCAGATGGAAGCGAGACTGATAGTAGTGTCATTCCGACAGATCAAAATAGAGAACGCATCATGCAAGGCAAACAACCTGTCGTAAACTACGAGGAGGGTTGGTAATGCCAGAGTGCAGAAAATGTGGTAATTTGGTAAGCCCAGCTAGGGTTAAGTTAGTGGGCAAACTATGTTTGGAGTGTGGAGACGAAGTAGCAAATCTACTTACCGAACAACGCAAACAGCAGTGCGCCCCTATCTTTAACAAAGGTGGCTATCAGTATATAACCAAAATGGATTTAAAAGATTTAGGCAAATAAGGAGAAAAGTATGGCTAATCATGTATATTTCAATGTTACAGTAGATGGTAACAAGGAATGTTTAAAAGGCTTCAGTTCTGCTATGGAAATGACAAGTGTCAAGCGAAAGAACTGGACAGGTGAGGGAACTTATATTGCGCGTGAATTACTTGATATTGACAAGTTAAAGTTCATGCCAGAGGGAACTTACGACAAAGACGGCTACCTCGAGGATAGCTGGAACTACTATGTAAATAATGTAGGCGCAAAGTGGTGTAATGTAGAAGAAGTGGAAGAAGATTACTTTAGTGGTTATTCTGCTTGGTCTGCTCCAATACAATTTGTGGTCTATCTGCATGAGTATTTATACGATCATCACGATAAAAACCATAGTATTAAAATGACCTATGAAGATGAGTTTAGAAACTTTATTGGAGTAGCTCACTTTCAAGATGCTAACTATGATTGGGAAGAAATCGATAGTGCTGAACTGATGGAAGAACTAAGAAAGGTATTCGGTGATGTAGTAGATAACGAGGACTTTTGGGACGGCGAATACGAACAAGGCGACCCAAGTGAAGAAATGGACAATATAGTCTGGGAATGGTTCGAAAACAACTAAGGAGAAAGAATGGCAGTAAAATTTAAAAAAGACGAAAAGAGAGTGATTAGAGGCACAAGAAAAGTGCAAACTACTAAGCACTACATTAAGCAGACTCCACTAGAGGAGCTGATGAAGTATATTAACAATCCTAACGGAAAGCCAAAGATCAAGCAAAAGTGCAGAAACGAAGTGGTAAGACGAGGTTACAAAATTGTAAAGGTGGCTGTGTAATGAAAGATTATGACGAGAGTTTTGAATTATTCATTGGCTGGATTATTCTGGCAACATGGCTACTCTTACTTATAGGGAGTTAAAATGAGAAAAGCGACAACAAGCACAGGACATACGCCCACTAAAAAGGGAACAAGTATAGGTAGAAGGCCAAAAAGTATGGCTACTATGAACAAACATAAGAAGCGTAGCTTCAAAAGAAGTAGAGGACAAGGCTAATGAAAGAAATAACGCTAGAGAAAGTAATGCTAACGCAGGTCGAGTATCAAGATTTACTTCGCTCAGTAGAAAAACTAGCGAAGATTGGTGTAACGCTGGATTACACTGTAAGTAAACCAACACACAAGCGAGTAGGAGTCAAATTCAACCAGCAGTATGACTTTGAAAAACTTGCTAAACTAATAGGAGAATAATGGAAAGTTTAAAATTTATTAAATACACAGACGCTCAACTAGCAGAGATGAAAGACGATCAGACACCTGATGGTAAAATAGCTAGAAAAGAGATACGCAGACGAGAAATGATCGGTTACTGTGATGGCACAGCTATCAATAGAGGAACTGACGCTTTGGGTAATCCAAAAGCAAACCCATACGCAAGATGACTGAGTATAAAAACGAAGTAGAAAAACAAAGGTTACTGCTAGAGTATGAAGAATGGGCAGATAAGATCAACCATATTTATGTGGAGTTCGGAGTATGCTTTCGATACTACAACTCTGGCAGAGTAACCAAAGATGGTGTAGAGATAGAACCAGCTAGACCATACGAAGAAAGTATAAGAAAAATGGAGCAAGAAAAATATGAATTATACGGAAGATGATACAGCTAACATAGTTCAGCAATACATGGACAATCCAACTAGAGAAACTGTGAACAGATTGGCAGAAGTATATAATAAAAGTGCTAGATCGATCATAGGAAAACTAGCGAAAGAAGGAGTTTATAGACGAGTAGAATATCGAACTAAAACAGGCGAAGTACCAGTAACAAAACTAGAGCTTGTTGAGGATATTCAATCCCAGCTGGGTTGCGAAGCCCTAACTGGGTTAGAGAAAGCTCCAAAGGAGACTCTAAAGATACTAAAAGACAGTATAGAATCTATGAACTAGACGCTCACAGTGCAAATTAGACCCGATTTAGTTCGGGTTTTTTTGTGTCTTAAAAATTTTCGGTTCGGCGAAAGTTGATCTTTTTAAGGGCGAATTTTTAGTAATTAGTAGAAATTGTAGATTATTCTTTAGATAAGTCGTGTTTTATACAACTTAAGTGATTAACACAATCAAAGACTGTGTTTCTTCCCAGATAGGGATAAGACCAAACACCCCAGCTCCTACGCTTATGCTTCGTAGCTGTGGATTGTTACCCAATCCTGTTTAGGGAAAACCAGTCTGGTTGGTGGTTTGGTTTGGTCATCTTATAAATTAGATATAAATATTATACCACAATTTTCGGCATAAGTAAAGGTTTATTTTTCGAAGGTCATGGAACGCTGTATTCAAACGCAGGAGTTGAATATAAAAATAAATTATTTTTGTAATGTAAAGTTGAAAAGTTAAGTGCTATTTCTCGCTATCTAATGCGTCAGACATTCTTAACTTTTTTAGTTTACGGTCTTGCGCTTTCCAGTTTTGTAGCATTTCGCTCTCTGCTTGAGTTTTTCTGCGATTACGACGAATCGCGGCCTGTCGAGTAGCATTTCTTTTAATGCTTGGTTTCTTATATTCCTTGCGTTCTAGCAATTCTTGCTTAATTTCTTTACCATATGCTCGGAATTTTCTTAGTGCTTTTTCTAGTCTCATATGTTTTGTATCAATCTTCAAAATGTCCACCTTCTCTTTCTGAGGTACTGAACTTGCTTTCTTATGCTATTTTCAGTTCTACCTAAATGCTCTGCCATTACTCTTACAGGTAAGTTCGAGTAATTATCCTTTAGGTATTGTCTATCTTTATGTGTCCATTCTTTCATTACTCTATTATACTTCAAGTTAGGCAAAAAGTCAAGAACTAAATTTTTTTACTTGACTTCGCACTGAAAAGTTGCTATAATATAACTTATGAATATTGACACAGCATACCTAATAATTTTAATTTTAACGAACATGGGAACATATTACCTAACGAAAAAAGCGACTATCGAACATACGATAGATGTGCTAGAACGAGAGGGACACATCTCTTTCGATGACGAGTAGAAAAATAGTTCTTGACTTTGAGTTCAATTTGTCGTATAATAAGTATGAAAACAATGATGTTTTCAGTGCCATACCGATAGGGTGGCTCATAATATAGGAGTATAATTATGACAAATACAATGTTAAGACATTTTCTAGGGTTTGACCCAGCTATGTTTGAAACAGTCGATACTAATTACCCACGATACAATGTGGTAAGAACAGATGACGAATCTGTGAGTGTAGAGATTGCAGTTCCAGGCTTTCATCGTGATGATGTAAGTGTAGAACAAGACGGAAATAAATTGCTTATCAAAGCAAAGGCAACTGACTGGTTGCAAGAAGGCGAGAGCTACTTGCATAAAGGTTTTAGTTCCAAAGGTTTTGATCGACAGTTTATACTCGGTGAGTTTATGGAAGTAGATTCCGTTAGACTCAAAGATGGTATTCTTACTATTAATGTAGTGAAGAATATTCCTGATGAAAAGAAACCTAAAACATTCGACATAGAATGATGGTTCATTGCAAGACTCCGCGCTCTAGGCGGAGTCGCCTTTCTATCAAAAACGAGAAACAACGCAGAAAGAAAAGCGATGCCGAGACACTTGCTCTAGTCGACAAAGAAATAGAGAAGTGGCAAAGGAGAATAGACAAATGGAAATAAGTAAAGAAGGCTTAGCCCTCATTAAGAAGTTTGAAGGGTTTGAAGCAGGCGCATATCAATGTCCAGCAGGAGTTTGGACAATCGGATATGGTCATACAAAAGATGTGCAACCAACAGATGTTTGGAGTCAGTCACACGCAGAACATATGCTCGAAGCAGAACTCGAGGAGTTCCAAGAGTATGTAAATAACATGGTAAAAGTGCCGTTGGAACAGTTCCAATTTGATGCACTAGTTGCTTGGGTGTATAACCTTGGCGCAGGAAATTTTAAAGAATCAACACTATTAAGAGTGTTAAATGAAGGCGATTACGATGATGTTCCTCACCAAATCAAGAGATGGAATAAAGCTGGAGGACGGGTTCTCCAAGGACTTGTTCGTAGACGAGAAGCGGAAGCTCTTTTATTCCAGAATAAGGAGTGGGAGCATGTATAAAGTATTTCTTGGAACTACATTGATAGCAAGTGGTCTTTGTTACTACTTGTATCAAGAAAATCAGAAGCTACTGGGGAATGTGAAAACATTGGAAGTAGCAGTTGAAGTGCAAGAAAAAACTATCGAATCGCTACAGAGTGACTTTGCTTTACAAGGGCAAAGTCTACTCGAGTTACAAAGTAAGAATCAAGAGATTCAGTTAGAAATGAATCGTTATCTTGATATATTCAAAAGGCATAACCTTAGTAAGTTAGCAGCTGCAAAGCCAGGGCTAATTGAAACTAGGGTAAATAATGCAACTAAGGAAGTATTTGATGGAATTGAACAAGACAGTAGGGATATTGATGACGCTGATGATGGCCTCATCTTGCAGCCTACTCCCGAAGCAGACATTAGAGGTTAGTGCAAAACCAATAGAAAGGCAGATTATTCAGCCTGTACTACCTCGTGAAATAGACTTAAAAGAACCATATTGGTATGTAGTTAGTGAGAAAAACATTGATGAGTTCCTAGCTGATATTGAAAAACGCGAAGGACAAGTAGTATTTCTCGCTATGTCAGTTCCTGATTATGAACTGATGGCATACAATATGCAAGAGTTGAAACGATACATTCGTGAACTCAAAGAGGTAGTAGTTTACTATCGAAAGGTAACAACCGATGGAACAGACGGAGAACAGGAATGAGGTAAATATAGACCTCGATAAGTATATGTCACTAGTAGATAAACTAGATGACGCAGAAGATACTATCACTGCTTTGAAAGCCGAAGCAGAAGCAGCTAAGAAACAATTAGCTCCACCAAAGAGGAAGTTTATGGACTTGTTTTTAGACGACAATGATGTAAACGAGAAAGCAATCATAGGATTTATTTCTTTCTTCTTTATGATAGTATTCGCCACATGTGACCTAGTCACAGCATTTATGGGCAAAGAGTTGATAATTGACGATACAATATACACATCGCTAGTAGTGGTAACACTAGGAGCATTTGGTATATCAGAGGCAGGACGTGCTTTTGGTAAGTAGTCTTTCAATATTTTTGCTCGTCACCATTTCCTTGGCATATTCTAAGTATGTCAAGGATCATTTCAAAAAATAATTCTTGACAACAATCTTAAATTCGAGTATAATATATGTATGAATTTGTTTTACTTAGATGAAAATTTAGACAAGTGCGCAGAATACCATGTGGACAAACACATTGTTAAAATGCCACTAGAAGCTGCACAGCTTCTTTGTACAGCGATATGGGTAGATGAAGTGCTGGGGTTTGTACCTCGTGCATTGAATCGAGAGGAGTCTGCTGTGCTAAATGAACACAAAGCTAAGATAAAACATTTGCCTTTGGAGGAACGACCTCTTACTCCATATCTGCCGATGATGTACAATCACCCTTGCACGATATGGACTCGTTCTTCCTTAGACAATTTTGAGTGGGTTCATTGCTATGCTAATGCGTTGAATGACGAATATCATTATCGTTATGGTAAGGAGCATAAGTCAGTGGTTGAAGTAATTAATAAATTACCCGAACCTAAAAATATGCCTAGAGATGGACTCACTCCTTTCGGTATGGCTATGCCAGATGAGCTGAAAGACCCAGACGATGTCGTAGGTTCGTATCGTCTGTATTATCACACAGACAAGGCAACCTTTGCGAAGTGGTCGCATCGCCCTATACCAGATTGGTGGGACGATGGGTTGGCTTGGTATGACCAAAGGATAACAAGTAAATAAATGGAAAAATTTTTTTATAGAGGAGTAAATATTTTTATTCCTGAGAATCTCGCTGATTCTGAAAGAGATGACTTCATAAGAAGTGCAAAATCTTCAGTAAGCAGATGGAGATCACACAATCGAAAACCTAAGAGGAGACGCAGAAATGTATAAGTTCAGAGAAGACGAAGTCCTGACTGAAATTAAAGAATGGATAGACAGTACTTACGATAAGCATTACAGCATGAACAAGATACAATCCACAGAGTTCATAAATGACGCAGGTCATGGAGTAGGATTCTGTTTAGGTAACATAATTAAATATGCTCAGCGTTATGGCAAGAAGAATGGCTATAACCGAGATGATGTATTAAAGATAATTCATTACGCAATTATATTATTGAGTGTAGAAAGTGATAAAGAAGAAAGATTACGAGAATTTAACTAAATCAAACATACAACGAGTAATAGATTTACTCGAAAGTGAGAAGCCAATCACAAAGAAAGAAGCGTGTCAGATGCTTCGAATAACATATAATACAACAAGATTGGCAAGGATAATAGAGGATCACAAAGATCAGGAAGCATTTGTTGCTCTTAGAAAGTCACAAAATAAAGGCAAACTAGCAACAAAAGATGAGATACGATCTGTATGCGAGATGTATATTGATGGGTACAACATCTCAGAAATCGCATCAAGTTTATATCGTTCACCTGCATTTGTGAAGAATATTATAGAAAAAGTCGGAGTCCCTTTTAAATACCCTGCAGCTGGATATAACTGGAAAGAAGTTATGTTACCAGATCAGTGTGTTCGAGAAAGGTTCGAGATTGGAGAGAAAGTATGGTGTGTATTTAATAATTCACCAGCTATTATTCAAAGGGAATGGCAAAATCCAGATGGTCAGTATGGATATTTAGTTTATACAATAGAACCACCTTTTGATTTTAGCCATACTCTCTTTCCATATGTAAAGCATGGTGGTAGATTCAGAAGTCAACTAGCATGTAACCTAGGCAGTCTTCGACACCTAGAAGAATATGGAGTTAAATTATACTAATATACTTATTGGATTTTGGATAGCAACAGTTATAATGGCAGTATGGAGACTTTGGTGGCCTGCTATGTCAGTACTAAAATTAGTCAAACCAGATTCAATAACAGTAAAATGGTGGTTTCTAAGTGGCATTTTGTTTTCAATAATGTCATGTATTGTTGCGCCACTACTTTTACCAGCAGTGCTACATGAAAGGTATAGATTCACATTTGTAGCATCATATGTAGAGGCAGTAAAATGAGTTATTTATTAGAAGCATTAGCTAAAAAACTAGAAGGTCAAGTTGCAGTAGCAGAAGCAAACATACTTGCATATACTAGAAATCCTGTCGGCATTGGAGAACACTCTGAGATAGTTGAAGCTATCGAGGTAGAAGTGGCTAAGATTGCAGAGGCAGAAGATAAATTAGGCGTGATTAAAAGGCATTTTTCATAGCATGTCTAAAATAGTTCTTGACAATATCCTTATTTCTATATATAATATATATATAAATGAGTGATAGATTTTATTTACAGATGAGGCAAGCGACAGGGTGGGCGCCCGGGTTGCCAGAATCTTACAAAAGGAGAAGCAGAATGTCAAATTGGACAGATGAATTGAAAGCACAGGTAGTAGAAGACTACCAAGGCGCTGATCCAACTCCAGAAACAAGTATGGAGATTGTTTCAGATATTGCAGAAAATATAGGTCAAACACCTAATGGCGTTAGAATGATTCTAACAAAAGCAGGTGTCTATGTTAAGAAAACCCCTGCTGTTGGCAAAGCATCAGGTGGTGGCGGTACTAGAGTATCAAAAGAAGGCGCACAGCAAGAGTTGAGTTCAGCTCTGAATGACGCTGGAATTGATGTTGATGATTCCATCATTAGCAAACTTACTGGTAAAGCTGCAAAGTATTTTGCCGAAGCAATCAACAAGCTTAACAGCTAGTTGTTAGTTTAATCCTCGACTTTTCGGAGTCGAGGTATTTTTATATCTTGTAAATTCAGTTGTTTTTCAAACTAGCGATTGGACGGTGAAGGATTACATCAACCAACGCAGGAGAAAAATGAAAAAAGATAAATTTATACAAGAGATGGAAAAGCACGGCGATGCAGTAATCACTTATCGTAGTGCAAAAAGTAGAAAACTAAAGTATAATGTCTGCACAATGGAGTTTGACAATGATTATATTCAGTCAAAAAGAAATCGTGCAAAACCAAACCAACACCAAGTACTATGCTGGTGTTGGGATACTGACTCGTATAGACTATTAGTTCCCGAGAATGTAGTTTCTATTGTTCCTCTCTCAAAGATATTGAAAAATGATTGAATTACACAATGCTCCTTCAATGTATGAAAGAGAAATTCATTACAATGAAGCAAAGGGCGAAAAAATATATCTTATGGTAAATACTTTCAAAGGTAAGGAGTATTTACACATCAGAAAATATTATCAAGATTTTACCGAAGAATGGAAGCCTTCGAAAGAAGGTATTTCTATGCTATTGGATTTTGATAATTCAAGAGAGCTATTCTCAGCATTAGTTGAGATTCTGTCGTTAGCAGAAAGTAAAAAAGTTATCGAAGAAAACTTTAAAGATTTACTTGACAATATTTATCAGAATTGAAAAATAGTTCTTGACAAAAACCTCAAACTTAGTTATAATATAGTCATGAGTTTGGAAAATTATCTTAAGCAATGTGACATGGCGTATTTCAATGGTAAACCATTGATCGCTGATGATGTCTATGATAGACTAAAGACAGTAGACGACCATGTTGGTTATCAAGATGATAGAGAGGATCGTATTCCTCACACCTTTCCTATGTGGTCTTTACAGAAAGTATTTGCTGGAGAGACTACTCCACCTGCATGGGCAGACGATGAATCAGTAGTAATTACACCTAAACTAGATGGGAGTGCAGTAAGTATTCTTTATGTAGAGGGTGTATATACTATGGCGCTTACTCGTGGAGATGGAAAGAAAGGTGTTCCAATTACGGACAAAATGAAGTATCTTGTTCCTCGTCAGATACAAACAGACGAAAAGATACTGCAAGTTACAGGAGAAGTAGTCGCTCCTGTCGAAATACCTAATGCAAGAAACTACGCAGCAGGTTCCTTAAACCTTAAAGACATTGAAGAATTTAAGCAGAGGTCCCTTGACTTAGTTTTTGTTGCTTATAATGCAGAGCCAGTTACCCATGAAAAATGGTCACACAGATTGTTAGAGTTAGGAGCAAAGGGTTTTGCTACTGTTTTAACTGTGGATAAGTATTATTATCCAACTGATGGGACAGTGTGGCGATTAGATAATGTAGAGGAGTTTTATAGACTCGGTTTTACATCACATCACCCACGCGGAGCATTTGCACACAAGGTAAGAGACCAAGGAGTGATTACAACTCTACTAGATGTTGAGTGGAATGTTGGTAAGTCTGGAGCAGTAACTCCAGTTGCAATACTAGAAACAGTAGTAATTGATGATGCCAATATCTCACGAGCAACACTACATAATGCAGGATTCATAGAAGCATTAGACCTAGAGATAGGTTGTAAAGTGGAAGTTATACGAAGTGGTAAAATTATACCTAAGATAGTAAGGAGAGTAGAGTGATATTAGAAGTAGTATTTGCAGTTATAGTTCTCTCTGTTATGGCAATCTTTGCATGGGAATCTGCTTTAATGGTAGATGACAAGAATAAGAATAAACACGGAGTTAGTTCAGGAGAACAACAAAGTAAGAAGAAACACATGGACGACATATTATGATTTACTATCCAGAGAGTATGCTTTATGAAGAATATAGACTATGGATTCATGAGCAAAGACGAGTAGAAAAGAAACTAGGAATAGCCTTTGAAGAAAAAGATATAGAATATTTTAGACGACAAATATTCGAACCAATGTTAAACGAGATATACAATGAGGACTAGAAGCAATTACGAATTATACCATATTTTTAAACAAAATGGTAGAACAGCAAAGGTCTACAATACCGAGTCTGGTTTTGAAGTAGACCTATACGAAGATAACAATTTTATAGAAACAAGACAATTACACGAACACTCAGAAAGCTACGCAGAAGATTGTGCAGAGAACTGGGTGACACTAATTTTTTAATGGACAAAAGAACAAAAAGAATACATAAGGAGACTATGTTCAGTGTGCTTAGTGCATTACTGACACAGTTTCCTTTAAATTATCTAATACTCTGGCTATGTATAGAGAGGTTTGGGATTACAAGTCCTGAAGCTCTTTCTGTTATATCAGTTATATTTCTAACTATAAGTGCATATATCAGAGTATTCTACACAAGACTCTACTTCTCAAAGAGGTATGAGGATTGAATTACAATCGTTTAAGATCAGCACCATTTGGAGAGGGTTTCAGATGGTTTGTCTTTGCGCATAGAAATAGGATTTGGTTGTTTAGGTGAAGGGTATCATCTACGGGATCAAGTTCATAAACCCAGACACACAAGAAAAATTCCTTAAAGTAGGAATTGCAAAGTATCGTGCTGGAAAAGTAGGTCTGGGAGTGTTGCAACGAGGTTCTAGTAAGGACTTCTACACTCCTGACTATCAACAGTTTATTCAAAGAACTTGGACTGGTGAGTACGAAGATTGTAGAAAGATGGAGTGGATATTACACGAAATGTTTAAAGATGATAAGTACTTACCTGAAATAAAGTTTGGTGGATATACTGAGTGTTTTAGTATAAACTCTAAAATTCTGAGATGGTTTCCTAAAAAGCGAGAAACAGCAGAAGATTGGACAAACAGGCATCAAAATTTAAACCTCAATGAATCGTAGAAATTCAAAAATATTTCTTGACAAACAGGTTAGTTTTGTATATAATATATAAATAGAAAATATGAAAAGAATAGAAATTCCAACAAACTGCCCATCATGTGGTTCAGTACTCGAACTAGTAAATGAGCAGTTGTTTTGTAGGAATGACTATTGTGAAGCAAAGAACGATAAGAAGTTAGAAAACTTTGTTTCTAAATTAAAAATAAAAGGTCTTGGGCCTGCAACCTTGAAAAGGTTAAAAGTCGAAGACATAGTGGAACTCTATGAATTAAAACAGCATGAGATAATCATGAGATTAGATTCAGAAAAGATTGGTACAAAAGTTTATGAAGAACTTGAGAAGTCGAAATCAGTAGACCTTCAAACTTTATTACCTGCCTTTTCTATTCCGTTGATTGGGCGATCCGTTTCAGAAAAATTATGTGGAACAGTCTCAAACATTCGAGATATCAACGAACTTACTTGTAGTGAATCAGGTATCGGCCCAAAAGCAACGGAAAATCTATTACTCTGGTTAGGTGAGATATTTTACCCAAACCATTATCTAGATTTGTTGCCTTTTGACTTTACAAGTTCATATAAAGCAGTAGAAGTAAAAGAAGTCAAAGGAACAGTCTGTATAACTGGTAAATTAAAAAGTTATCCGACAAAAGCTCATGCACAAAAAGTTCTTGAGAACTATGGTTTCATAGTAAAATCAAGTCTGACAAAAGACTGCACTCATCTAATCAATGAGGGTGGAGTCGAGTCAAGTAAAACCCAGACTGCTCGAGATCGAGGAGTCGAGATAATAAATAATATAAAATCATTAATAGGAGAAATATAATGGCAGTACCTAAGTGGACAGACGAAAGAACACAAAGTTTAGTAGACTTTGTTGGTTCAGGCCCAGTTTCCCAAGCTACAGTTGCAGAAGCAGCTGACGAATTAGAAACATCTTCAAGAAGTGTTTCTTCAAAGCTAAGAAAAATGGGTTATGAAGTTGAATTAGCATCAGCTTCACAAAGCAAATCTTTCTCAGAGGATCAAGAGTCTACTCTTGCAAACTTTGTGAATGATAACAGCGGTCAGTATACATATGCTGAAATCGCAGAGAACTTTGAAGGCGGAGCATTCAGTGCTAAGTCAATTCAAGGTAAAATCCTTTCCATGCAGTTAACATCTCATGTTAAACCTGCACCTAAAATGGAATCTGTAAAAACTTACAGCGATGATGAAGAAACAACATTTATCAACATGGTAAATGATGGAGCTTTCGTTGAAGCAATTGCAGAATCACTAGGAAGAAGTGTAAACTCAATCAGAGGTAAAGCACTTTCTTTACTAAGAGCTGGTGAAATTAATGCTATACCTAAGCAAGAAAATGTTAAAGGTAACGGAAAAGCAGACGTTTTAGCAGACCTAGACATTTCTGGTATGTCAGTCGAAGAAATCGCAGACGAAGTCGGTAAAACTGTTAGAGGTGTAAAAACCATGCTAACAAGAAGAGGCTTAACTTGTGCAGACTACGATGGCAGTGCAAGAAAAAACATTGGCTAGTTTAACTTAGAGTGTGGGGATTCTCCCCGCACTCACTTTATTTGGGAGAATAATTGACATTAGCATCAGCATTAATTAAACAGATTATATCACAAGGCGATTTTGTAACTTGGAATCGTTTGAAATCCCATTATCTACCATCAACAACCTACCAAAAAATACATGGTATAATTGACAAGCATGTATTGAAATATCACAAGTTACCAACCTTTGAAGACCTAAAATCAAGTATAAGGTCTAGAGAATTACAAGAACAAATCTATGCTATCGAAACTGTAGATACAGACATCGATCCATACCTCCTGCTCGACTATTTGAAGAACGAGTTTGCACAAGGAGAAATACTTACACGCATAGATGATTATATAGAGAACACAATAACACTAGCAGACGCACAGGAAAACATTGACAGTCTGCAAGAATTAGTTGTCCAAGTGCAAGATCGAGTCGATACAAAAGACGATGATGAAGCCATGGACACAGTAGAACTTTTCGATTCTTCAGAAGATTTAGAGAATCGACTAGCTTTAGGATTGAATCAGGATTATGATTTATCCTATAAATTTTCTCCCAAAGATTTGGTCGTTGTCGGCGCACAACGAGGTGGAGGAAAATCATTTACCCTTTGTAATATTGCGAGAGCAGTTCAGGAAACTGGTAAGTCTGCTCTCTATTTCACAATCGAGATGGACACTCGTCAGATTCTACAAAGAATTGTAAGTATGAGTACGAATGTGCCTCTTGGTAGACTTATAGAAAGAAATTTATATGATGATGAGTGGAACAAGATTGCAAAGTGGTGGGCAGCCCGTTTTGATAAAGGACAGGAACATTATGAGAGTTATATCAAAGATAAAGACTTTGATAAGTTTCACAGGCTACTAACAAGAGAACAGTTCAATAGAACTAATCAAATCGATGTAGTTTACGATCCTGCACTTACTGTGGCAAAAATCATTAGTACAGTGCGACAGAAACGAGCAGAGTATGATGATCTAGGTATCATTGTAGTTGATTATCTAAACCAAGTCAAGCGTCACAACGCTCCAAGTCGTTCAGGTCAGTATGACTGGACAGAACAGATAGAAATATCCAAAGCACTAAAGTATCTAGCACAAGATGAAAATGTGTTAGTAGCAACTGCTGTTCAAACAAATGAGAACAATCAAGTACGATTCTCACGAGGTATATTTGACGCAGTTGATGCAGCTTATCAAATATCCCATTGGGGAGATCAAGAGAACGCAATCAAACTTAGTTGCGAGAAAATGAGAAATGGTAAAATGCAAGGCTTTGTGAGTGAGATTAATTGGGAGACATTGAAGATTGGACCACACACTGTAATGGATCCAGATGAAAAACAGGAACTAAAGGAAACCTTTGATACAAACGAAGGAGTCCACGATTTATAGGGGCTGTAGCTCAGTTGGGAGAGCATCTGCTTTGCACGCAGAGGGTCGGAGGTT